TGGGACACCTATACGCCTGACAAAGGAATGCCTGTTACAAAAATACCATGGAAGAAAAGAGCAAGAATGCAAGAACTGTTTGTAATAGAAAAAATAAGCCGTAACAAAAACAAAGGAGGTGAAAACTAATGGGTCGGATTATTAAAATTCGTAAGTCTGCAAGAGGGCAACGCTGGTGCGATGCTAAAGCAGCTCGTGGCGAATTGTGCGATTGCATGTGGTGTGTGCATGACCGCATGAAAGCAAACGAAGGAATTCGTCAAGTGTTTGGTGATTACTAATCGCTAACGCTTGACTATCTTACCGTTAGATTGGCGAGATAATTCCTCGCCTATCTTTCGGACAAAGGTAGTTTTGTTTTTCTGTAACGACTTAGCCATAAATCTTTGTGGCTGAGTCCCTTTTTTATAAATTGCAAACCGTAAATTGTCATGCGTTTTAAATTTCTTACCTTTTAATTTTCTCCATTTTTCCATATCGCCTGCGTTTTTTGAATAATTAGTTGCGTATTTGTCTGCTAACGCTGGAGGCCAATACTTTTTTGCTCCTGTTTTTTGTCCTTTCTTATTTCTCTTTGCAGGCCCAGTTCCAAATTCTACATAACCTGCATACTCTACATTAGTAAAAATTTCTTTTCGCATCGGTTTATCATTTACCATTACGCTACCAAACAATCTACTGTTAACGCCAATTGAATCTGCTAAATTAGAATTAGCATCATTAGCCATTTTATCTGCAGTATCTGTCATAGCAATGTTTACTGCTTTTTCAATATCCACTCCAATTTCATCAAATATTTTGCGTGCACTGTCACTTATCTTAATGTTTACTTTTAGATTAGCACTCATTTGTAACCCATTACTGTGTCTATGTCATCATCGCCGTATTTCTTTTTCCATTTTTTTTCTATAAACTTTTCTGCCTTTTTGTAATAATCAACCCGTGACTTAACTGCCATTTGCCTGCGATGTTCTCTATCTCCGTTCTTCCAGTCTATTTCAGATTGACACTCCTGACAAAATCCACTACTCAAAATGTGGACTCGCATTGCTCCTGCTAAACATTTCTTACATTGTTTCATACTACCCTCGCTAATACTGTTCTTTGATTTGGATGCAACAACGACGTTCCAAGTAACTTAAGACCATACCTTGCTGCTATCTTTTTCTGTAACTCTACTAAATCACTCATGTATAAACCTGTCGATGGTATGCTGCGTGCTAACTCATTATGTGCTTCACAAGTCCTAGAATCATTACCAACAATTAATCTATACTTGTATTGTCTGCCTGACAACTCTTCACCTTTTGCATAACCTCTTAGTCTACCTTCATTGTAAATTGCATTGATTTCAGTCCTAGCTATCCTAACTAGCTTAAAAGTCGACGCATTGGTCACTTGCCGCATCGCATCTACAATTAGGGGAACACTACTACCTGAAGCAATCCCAGCCGTAATAGCGCCTCTTAAACCGTCAGTTAACTCTGATGCAAATGTCTGATAGTTCTTTGCAAGTATGCCACCTGCTTTCATAGTTCTTAAAAAATCATCATCTATTTCATCAAAGACTGGTTCGGCTTTTACTAAATTAGGTTCTGTAAATGCAGACCTAACACCATGCCGATACGCATCATCTATGTCATCTTCTAGTGCCTGTTTCATTCTAGTAGCAACCATTACAGACATATCTTCTACAGATTCTTGCAATTCGTTAACAGACCTTGCTCGTTTTAATTCTCTAAATTCTCTGGCAATAACTCTGCGTAACTCATTGGCTGCCGCTTCCATATACGAGGACGCTCTTCTGGCTCCTCGGCCTCCAGCGACTCCTGCAACGGCTTTTGAAAATCCTGACGCACCACCTCTGGCTGTTGAGGGAGCACTAAATTACCATCACTATCCAAATCCATCTCCACTCCTACATTCTGCATTTGGGTCAATATCTGAGCCTTCAAGTTCATGTTATTCAAGTATTTAGTTTCGTCTCTTTCGTTTATATCGTTAAATCTAATCTTCCATGAATCTATTTCCATTATTTTCAACAACGGTTTTAGGAATCCCATTTCCAAACATTGTTGCGTTTCTCTTATAGTTCTATCAAATATTGTAATCTGTTCGCCTTCTGAGTTAAGTCCACCTACTCCTTGCATCTGTCCTACAACTAACGGCATCACTCCATACGACGCATTAATGTCATTATTTATCCTATCCATGTAAGGTAACATCATTAATTCGTCCATATTAGGCATGACAGGAACAAATTTCGCCGTGTTTCCGCCGTCTCGACTACTTAAAATAGGGACAAAGTTAGGATTTCGACGAGTTTCCTCTGCAATATACTCACCTAATCTGTTCAAACTTTCCTCATCGTGGCCTGGAACATCTAAGAATCCTTTAGGTGGTCTTTCCAGTCTATAGATTTTGTTTTGAAATGACTCTATGGCCAATGCTGTTTCGATTTTTTTGGAAAGACCTATAATTGGC